TGGGATCCGGACTTCACCAAAAAAGTCGCCGGATGGGCTGAGAAAATTAACTCAACTGACCATGTCGTTATCAAGAACCCTGAATACTTTTCTGCGTACATGCAGGAGCAACTCCGGGAGCTCGTGTGAGTTATCCACGCCGCTGATTCATGAATCCTGACAAAACTAAGGGCTTACGTTTTGGCGTAAGCCCTTTATGTTTGGTGGCCCCTGCTGAGCATGAACAGCGACCAAGCGATTATGAGAACCCTTTTAACCAACATAAAAACAATAACTTACTTAAAAACTGGTAGTTATGAAATCAATATAAGGCAGTAAAGGGGAAAGTTTCTAAGTTCATGCGACACTTTGGCGACACTTTAGACATTGTTTTCTAATTCGTACATTATTGTGAGAGGAAGTATCCTTTCAATCCTGTACCGTTCAAATCCATGAGAGCTATCCACTTTTTCTTTCAATTCATTTACAACTGTTTGGATCCAAATTTTCTCCCCCGCTAAAGCTGAATACAATCTTCCTGAGCCATATCTATATTGAAGGGCATCTTTTATGCTATTCCAACTTGCTCTGGGGGCCTTTAACCATGTCGCGACGAATTTTTTAGGATTTATTGAAGAGAGTACATCTATCTCTAAATACTCTCCTTTTTTGTTATATTCATAGGAGATTAGATTACAAAAACATGTTGGATTATTTTCGAGTAAGCCCAATAAATCATGGGAAATTACTGGGTAATCTTTTTTAAGCATGTTTTCTTGTTGTGACAGTATATATGCTCTTAATTCTATAATATTTTCTTTATATGAATCCATTAACCAAAAACCGTGAGACCCAAAGCTATCGTTAAATGGAGCACTAAAAAAATCATCTTCTTTCAAGTTTGGTAGTTGATCATCATCAACTAAATCGTCAATGTATTTTTTACATTCAGATTCTACTTCATTAAATGATAAGGAAGATGCAGATATACTAGACATTAAAAACTTAAAATGAAATACATGAAGAATCTCACCTATGGCAGTGTAATGTCTAGACTCGAACTCTTCATTGAATTTCTCGACAGTCTCTTCAATTGTAATATCATCAAGGGCATCAAAGTTGTAAAGAATGCTCCATGAAGGACGCTCTTTTTTATCTAGAAAGTAATTGGATTTTAAAGCTGATTTATTAATGCTGTCAAAGTCAAAATATCCATTTATCAGCGTGTTGACTAAATCATCATCTGAAATTATTTTGCTTTCAATAATTACTGGTTTATATTTTTTACTTATTGTATGGATTATTGGAGGTGTGATGTCATCGACACTTGTTCTATTGTTCATTCTTATAGTTGATAGAGTGTAGTTGTTAATTTGTGTGCTTCTGTTTCTTAAGTCATTATCTGTTATAGTGCCTGTTCGTACTTCTATATTTAATGCCAAAAACACTGATAAAATCTCTTCAGTTGCTCCTGCATTATTTTTTACTGCTTCTCCTAAGCCATCTAATAGTCTTACGCAATCTTCAATAGAATGCTTGAGTACTCTTAATGATTTGCATTCTGAAGCAATGAAAATATTTATAAATGTATCGTGGAAAATTGATTTTAAAGTTTCAAATCTAAAGTCATCAGTAAATATTTTAAAGGAATTAGGAATGTCTGGTATTACCTTAAGAGTGAGGCCAATAATTTTTTCTTTTGTTTTAGTTAGTTTAGAGCCAAATTTATCATCGTGCGCTATTGCGATAACTTTACATTCATGGTGTTCGACATATTTGTTGATTGCACCAAGAATTTGATCTGGTTTTATACATGATCTTTCTAAATCATCAAAAATGATTATTTTATTATTTTCTACACTCTCACGCATAATACTGTTAGCTAGACCATTTGTCATCCCTCCCAAACCCATGGTGAAACCACTAAATCCCACTTCAAAGTCTTTGAGGTTATTTGTGAGGTTTTTCAGTTTTCCTTTTCGTGGGTGTATTGCATTATAAACTGAGGCATATATATCATCTAAAGAACTTAGACCAAACAAACTCACATAAATGTAATTGTAGGATTTTAAATTATTTTTGATCAGATGAGTTTTGCCTGCCCCCCACTCTCCAGTGAGTAAAATGGCATAACCGGGTTTATCTAGCTGGGAATAATAACTAATTGCTTCAATAACATGTTTGTTTTTCATTATTTAGCCTTTAATGATATATTGCTTGAATAATTTATAACGAATTGCTATAAAGATAATAATATTTATAATTCCAAACTACATTTTAGGTTATGCAGTTTTTCAAAATCATTTTTTACCAAACCATTCCACATAATTTTTAAAATCTTTTGGAGGATGGCAGAAGTCGGACCATTTCTCAAGATGTATGGTCGCTTTTGGTTGTTGCACATGAGCGTAAGATTTGAATAAAAATCTCTGTTGTTGAGGAATCAGTCCCTTAATTATAATTTTTGCTCTTTTTTGTAACTCTGTATCTCCCAAAAGAATTATTCTTTCTAATATCTCTCCTTATATATGCACCTCAGAATCAAAATATTTATCTTGCTTCATAATCTTATGAGAAATATTCCATACAGCTTGAATGTTATCGGGTTTAACAGAAATGCAAATATGATTTATGTCAGATAAGTGTTTTTTGTAAAATAGTTTAACGTCATTAACTAATGGATTGTTTTCTAAGGCCACTCTAATCATATTAGTTAATGTTATTATATCATCAATATTTTTTTGCTTTTGCTGTTCATCTAATAGCTTTCTTTGTTCATCTAGCTGTATTTGAAAGTGTTCTTTGTCTTGATTTTGGCTACTACGCATTTGAAACAAAGTCCAAATCAGTACGCCCAAGCTAAGTAAAGTAAGTATAGGTCCATAAACACCACCAATGTAAGAACCAAATGCTGACCATTTATTATAATCGCTAGAAAGTCCATGGTTAAATTTGCAAAAATATAAGGCTAAGGGCGATAATAATAAAATGGTTAAAGTGGAAGTTGTAAACGGATGTTTTTTTATAAAGTTTAAAGTCACGTTAACGATATTCATTTTTTCTTCACCAGAGGATTTAATCGAAGAGCTTCTTCCAAATGATTTGGCGCAAAGTGTGCATAGCGCATTGTCATTTTTATGTCTGTGTGACCAAGAATTCTTTGTAATACGAGAATGTTTCCGCCATTAATCATAAAATGGCTAGCAAAAGTATGCCTGAGAACGTGTGTTAATTGTCCTGCTGGCAATTCTATGCCTGAACGTTCCAGTGCATTCCTGAAAGCATAATAACAAGGTGTGAACAGCAGCCCATTCTTGTTAGGGATAGCTTCAAAAAGATCAGAGTCGAGAGGGATACTGCGGTTGCGCTTCCCTTTGGTTTTGATAAATGTAACTTTTCCAGCTGCAACTTGTGAGCGTTTCAATGTCTCTGCTTCACTCCAGCGGGCACCAGTCGCTAGACAAAGTTTCACTATGATTTCGAGATCTTTGGCAGAGCTGTTCCGGCATTCTTGCAAAAGAACGTCTATTTGCTCAATGGATAGAAAAGCCATTTCACTTTCATCAGTTCTAAACTGGCGGACATTCTCCAGAGGGTTTGGCGCTTTCCATTCGCCCAACCTTTTAAGCTCATTGAATACAGCTAGAAAATAAGCATGCTCAAGATTAAGAGTGCGAGGCGATACTTTTGATACGCGCTTCGTCCTAGCAAATTCACCTTCAAGTCTTTTAGCTCGATACGCAGTGAATAGTTGAGCATTAAACTCTGTAGCCAATGGCGATCCCATACACTCAGCAGCCCACAGCATAGAACTTTTGCGCTTCTCGCCATCATTCAAAGTGATGCCATGACGATCAAACCAGAGATGCACTAAATCAGACAAGCGACGGATGTCTTTGCCTTCACCAAGCCATGGGGAATCATCAATTTTTTGCAGTGTATAATTTTCGAAAGCAAGCGCTTCGCCTTTGGTGGAGAACTTCTTGCGGATGCGCTTGCCATCTTTGCCATTGGCGCGGTCTACAGTATAAAAATCAGCAATCCATTGGCCATCAGCTAGTTTTCTTACAGGCATAACTTAACCGTTTAGAATTCGTTGTTTTTGCTGTTGGAATTCTTCATCACTCAGAATTCCCTTTTCTTTGAGTGCGGCTAAGCGCTCCATTTGAGAGATAAAATCATCTGCCTGTGGTTTAGCTTGCTCAACCTGTTGCGGTGCGCCGTTTTGAGCGTTGCGGGTAGAATTGATAAGGTTTGTGAAAGGAATAACCGATGCCTTCATGACATTTTTGATGGTGTATGTCTGACCGGTTGTGGAGATCATAATTTCACCAAAAATCAGCCCAGTTTTCCCACCAACACTTACAATGTTTTTAAGGTTAACATCAACCTGTTTCACGCCAAAAACCATGCCCTTATCCAGAAAGATGACGCGTTGGTTTGTGAGAGTTATTAGCCAGGTATTTCCGTCCATCGCCCCGCTTGCAACTGCCAGCGGTTGCTCACCTGAATTGAGGATATTGGGTAAATGGAAGAACTCTTTCTTTGTGCCAAATGCGGAATCAGACACTACTTTTGCAAGTCGTATGAACTCTTGTTTTAGCTGATCTTTTGATGCTGTTTTATAGTCAATCATTATGAAGTCCCTATCTTATTTTACAGTTAGCACAACCCTGCCTATAATCTTGATGTCATCGATGGCGCAATCAAATGCCATACCTACACCGCTAATACGTACCTTACCAACTGGGATACGGGTGAGGGTGCGAATACTCGTTTTTCCTTCCACTTCGACCAACCAGTCATCGTCATAAACTTCGGAGAAAGACTGGTCAATGATGTACTGCATGAAACCATCAATGATGCACATTGGTTTCTGTGGCAGTGGCTTACCCGGTAAGAATGCCACTTTGTCCAGCATTAGCAAGCCAGCTTCATAGAGTTGATCATCAACGATCTTTCGGCGTGGAACCTTGAGGATATCTAATTCATCGTCGTCAAACTTAGGGCCTCGACCAGTCGCAAGCCACTCTAAATTTGCACCTGTTTCAGCAGCACATCTCACGACGATATCAGCAGGAAAAATTCCACGCTTATAGCGCGAGGAGAGAGAGCTTGCTGCCATGTCCAGATGTTCCGCGAGCTGTAACTTCTGCGTAAAGCCGTAAGCCTCAATCACCCTATCCAGGATAGGAGTGCTATCTACATCAAGGTCAATTTTGAATTTGCTCATAAAGAATCGATACTTTCAAAATAGAGAATATAATATTGACACTTCTCGAAATTCGAATTGGTCTGGCTCCGTAGTTTGAATGTTGCCTTATATAACCCTGTATTGCCGTACAGTTTAACTGACGGAGTTTGCACTATGCGCCCCAACATTACAATCATCATCCCAGAGCCATACTTGCCATTAGATGAGTATTGCCGCCGTACTGGCACCAACAAAGAAACCGCTAGAAACCTGATTGAATACGGAAAGTTGCCAATTAAACCGAAAGGAAAGCAGAAGAAAGGGTTGGTTGAAATCAACATGGCCGCGCTTACCATTCAGGCATTAAGCGAATGTGATATTTCGCTTAATGCGTAAAGAATCCTATCGATTAGCCAAAGGCAAATCATGTTTGATTTTCAGGTTTCCAAACATCCCCACTACGACGAAGCGTGCCGGGCTTTCGCACAGCGTCACAACATGGCGAAGCTGTCAGAGCGTGCGGGGATGAATGTTCAAACATTACGTAACAAACTCAACCCTGAACAACCTCACCAGTTCACACCACCTGAATTGTGGCTACTGACTGACCTGACCGAAGACTCGACTCTCGTCGATGGTTTTCTGGCTCAGATCCATTGTTTGCCTTGCGTGCCGGTTAACGAA